GCGGCATGATGGCAAAGGGTTATAAAGCAGGGGGCCTTAAAGAAACCAAAGGTGGTACAAAAGGCGGCGTTAGTGGTGGTACAAAAGTAACCAGAGCTGATGGTATTGCTAAAAAAGGTAAGACAAAAGGTAGGATGGTGTAATGGCTGTTAAAAAGAAAAAAACAACCAAAAAGAAGTCAAGCCCCACGCCCACTAACAAAGCTTTATATGCTCGTGTAAAAGCAGAAACAAAGCGTAAGTTTAAGGTTTATCCTTCCGCATACGCAAACGCACATTTAGTTCGTGAGTATAAAAAAAGAGGAGGGGGCTACGCATAATGTCTTTAAAGGAATGGTTTGGTAAAGGGAAAAAAGGGGATTGGGTTGATATAGGCGCTCCTAAAAAGAAAGGTAAATACCAAGCCTGTGGACGTAAGTCTGCTAAAGGAGATAGTAAACGTGCTTATCCCAA